CTCTGACTTGATCGCCTTCGCCGGATTCGCCGCGGCTTCCCGGGCATTTGTCCAGTAGGCCTCGGCCTTCACGCGCTGGGCCGGGTTCATCTTGGACCAATACTTTTCGGTGAAGGTAGCCTTGTCGGTCAAGGCCATCCCTTGAGCCCCGAGCCCGGTGAAGTCGAGCCACGCCTTCGTGTTGGGTTCGACAGGTGGATTAATCGCATCCTCGCAGGCCTTCTTCTGGCCCGGGGTCATGTTGGTCCAAGTCGTCGCGTCAATGCTTTGGCTCGCCGGGATGCCGGGGCTGGCGATAGCCTTCGCCATCCCGTCAAGGTAGACGCTCTTTTGTGTCGCGTCGAGAGCGGCCCTCTTTTGCCCGTATCGATAGTCGAGATCCTGATTCAAGGCCTTGCGGATGTCCGGATCCTTGATCTTGTCGATCTCCGGCTGGGCCTCGCCCTTGTCTGGATATTTCGAGTAGTATTGATCGCTCAGGCCTTGGACCTTGTATTTGGTCTCTCCGAAGCGCATTGCATCGTTCAGATTCATCTCGTCGGGAGGCAGGATCTCTTTGAACTTGAGGTCGTAGAGGCCCTTGGCGCTGGGGTAGTCTCCTCTGTCGAGAAGGCTTCTGGTGGCCCCAGAGTAGAGCTTGCTCATAAAGCCAGCCCTTAAATCCCTGACGGCTGGATCGTCGATGTAGGTGAGCTCTCCATCGACTATCTTTCTCTCGGAAGCCAAGCCCTTGCTCACCGCCAAAAAGTCGACAGCCTCATTTATCTTGTCGACAGCGTTGCTGATTCTGGTCGGATCGCCGGATTTTTGGGCCGCGTATGTTTCGTTTTTAATTAAGCTGAGGGCGGTCTCGACCTTATAGGATTCAGTCTCCCTCGCCGCGTGACCCATCACCGTCGAGTAGACTCTGGCCTGATTATCCTTCAGGCGTTGGCTCGCCATCTGGCGCGCCTGTGCGCTGGGCAGCTTCGAGATCTTCTCTTGGGCGATCTTCTTGTAGTGATCTGAGGTGGCCTCGGGCTGATCCATCGCCGCGAGACCGCGCTTCGAGAGCGCGCCGTTCGGCCCATGCACGAGGTCTGTTTCGATCGGAGCCATCTCCGACTCGACCCCGAGGACCATCATCTGATCGGCCTCGTGCTTCTGCTTGGTGATCTCCTGCTCGATAGACCTGCCGAGTTCGAGCTGGGACTGCGTGAGCCCAGCCGCGGCCTGACCGCCGCCGAGCGCAGACAAAGGCACATCGCTCTGGACCCGGATCTGGGGCAGAGCTTGCGGGGCTACCTGCGGTGTGTATAGAGGGACTTCAGGCATTTAGTTTCATGAGTAGACGGGCCATCCCTGAGCGTCAACGCCTTTGCGGAGGCTTGGTTTTGATTTCGGAGCGTAGCTTCTTCCGGCGTCCGGGCTCGTGGATGGATAGGGGGCCTTATCTTTCCGGTAGTCCGCGTAATTCCCAGCAGCCTTGCCGCCGTATTCGAGAGCCCTGACCCCGGCAGTGAGAAGCGTCTGCTGGGCTTGCTGATCCCCAGAGGCCCTCGCTATCGTTGCGGCGTATTTGTAGCCCTGCGCCTGAGACTTGAATCCGAGAGCCTCGCGGAAAGCGTTGCTGCGGATCATGACGGCATCTTCTTGGGCCAGCGCGCCAGTGGCGATCTGAGCGTCGAGAGCGGATCCGGAATCGATTGAGATCCCCTGCGCCGCGAGACGGGCGCGCTGGGATCCGAGGATTTTTCTTGCCGCCCTGCCTTGTCGGTCAAGGGCGATGTCGCCGCGGCTGAGCGCGTCCTCGGCCTGCAATTCGGCAAACTCTGCATTGAGCTTGTTGGCTCGCTCGGCGATCTCTCCCTGAGTTCGCAGGGAATCTGCCTGAGCCATGCCACCAAAAAGAGAGCTGAGGGCTCCCCCGGTGTTGGTTACTGCGAGAGCAGCGTTCCCGTTGGACATTACGGCCTCAGAGGAAAGAATCCGCCAGCTGCCACGGCAAGGATCGAAATGGGCAGGGGCTCGGTTTGACGTATGAACACTCTACCATTTGAGTTCCACTCTGTCTGCAAATTCACATCGGCGTAGTCTGTGATTAAATCAGGGTTAGCGCCGTAAAGCTCTTGGTCCCGCGTCTTGAGCTCATACAATCCCTCGAGGAGATCGGAGCCAGTCGGGGCCTTAGCGCCGTAGAATCCGCCCCGGGACTTCTCGAGCGCCACTGTGACCCGGCCCACGCTCTTGCCTTTGTCTATCGCGGTCTCACCCTGCGGGGAGTCTATGTTCAGGGTCTCGATGTCGCAGACGTATGGCAAGCCAGCCGTCACCCTTACAGCGGGGTTCGGGAGGTTGACCTTCCCGTTCGTCACGGTAAGCGGCGGGTTGTATTGGGAATTGCCCGGGCTGGAGATGACGGCCCCGTCAGCCAAGACGCTGACCTGTTCTCCCTCGAGATGCCACAGCCCGGTGAGCGAGCTTATCATCCTATCCCAGTTATAGATCCGGGCCACGAACGGAGGATTGAAGTTCTCCCGCATGTCGGTCGGGACATCGACATCGGATGTAACGAGGAATCTATTCAAGGTAAAATCGATCATGGTGATCGTCAGATGAACGATCGTCCCGCTCGTAGGCCCCACTGCCCGGATGATGTCGCCCACCTTGTAGGTTCCAAGAGGCGGGATCGTCCCGTATACCCTCATCGCCAAGGGCAAGTTTGCCAGCCAGTTCGGGTTGGCCCCGTTTATGTCGACCACGTTGAACGGAGCCACTGCGTTCGTGTAGATCCCTTGGTTCACGATGTCGATCGGATCGACTTGAAGCTGACCATAAGGACGGCCCGAGGTGATCGCGCAGTCAGAAAAGACGGCATCCGAGGCTTGCGGGTCGTTGACTATCCTCGTGTTCAGCCGCTCGGTGAAATAGTGATCAACGCCCCCGATGCTTCTCAGGACCACCATGTAGACAAAATCCTCGCCCTGCTCAGGGATGACGCAGATGTGCTTCACCAGACCATCGGTGTCGTGGCGATGCCAAGCCCAGATCTGCTGCTCGCGGATGTAGGTGAGCGCGATCACGGTCCCGTTGTCAAGGACGCACCAGACGATGCTCTGCGGGATCTGCTGCCATGCCCACTCGACAATGGCTCGTCCTTCAAAGAGATGCGAGGCGTAGATCGTGAGGTCGTTGCCTCGGTAGCTGTCGCTCTGAAACTCGAAACTCAGATCTCGAACGATCGCCCCGCGGTTCTGGATATAAAGAGCGTTGCCGCCCACCACCAGCGGAGGCACGATGCTGGATCCGTTTTGCGAGTATTGCTTCGGGTTGATCGCGGTGGGGGTGAGGACTCCGGAGACATCGCCCTCGATCGAGTTCTCGGATCCGCTCGTGAATACGACCAGCTTCCCGATGTTGATCATGTTCTGAACCCGGTTGATCTGGTTCGAGGTCATGTCAAACTGAAGCCCATCGTCGTCTTGAACATCTCTGCTTGTGCTGAAATTATTTTTCAACGCTGGCTTGGATCCCCAGATCCTCTCTTGGAAAAGCTCTGTGTTCCCAAACATCAGGCGTTGCTGAAAGAAGGTGGCGCAGCTGGGCTGATCGTTGATCGCCGCGCTGAAAGGATTCTTTGCCGCCACAGGTTCTTTGGTTACGACGAGGGCCGAGTTAATATCTTCCCAATTAGTTCCAATGGCGATTCCGGCAAGATAGTAAAATCCGCTCCCGGGAACGCTCTCCTTGTATACGTTGTATTCGGTAGCGCCAGCTGCGGCGGTCCAATTCACTTTGTTGCTAAAGGCCGGGGTGCTTCCGTTCGGGGTGGCGCATGGGGCTGTTGCCGCCACCGCTGTCGGAAGGGATTCTTCCCCTGTCGTCGAGCTTATCGCCGAGACCCTGTAACGCCAAACAAAAGCTCCGGCACCAGCGTTCGCCGTGGCTATGGGAGCCGTTGGAGCTGGCTGAGTCGGAGCGAAGGTCATCGTCGTGAATGTCCAGTTCGTATCTGTCACGCGCTTTATTTCAACAGGTTTCTGATTGAGAGCGTTGGTCGTGTCGTAAGATCCGTTTACCACAATCATCGATGTGGCGCTCTGGACATACTTGAACTCCGACTCGAAAATCGAGCTCATAGGGATGTCAAGAGCCGTGGTTTCGTAGAGAACTGCGGCAGTTCCTCCTGTCACATACGCCGAGAACAAGCTCGAGTCGAGAGGCGTTCCATCGATGAAGTGAACACTAAAAGTGGTTGGGCTCACGACAGTCACGCGGAAATCTCTGAAATTCATCTCCTCCATACCGATGCAGCCGTTGATGAACACTTCTTGCTCGTTCACCAAGCCGTGAGGCGCGGATGTCGTGATCACGGCAGGATTGGCTTGGGTGATGGCTGTAATGGTCAGGATCGCAGTGGACACATAAGCGCCGTTCTTTATGACGCGCATGGTCGCGAAACTTACGGACGGGGCGCTGGAGCGAAATTCCAAGACGTAGGCGTTGGATCCATCGAGGACAAAAGGGACGAGTCGGATGCCGACAGTGTTGACACCCATCGGGGATCCGGGTGCCTGTGACGGGAAGATTTCTCCGACCAGCTTTGTGCCGGGACGATTCTGGACCCCGCCGTGGCGCATGACTAAAAAATTGCGGCAGGTCTTGAGGCCGTATTCAAACTTCGCTGTATCAACGCGAGACTGGACCGCAGGGGCGATCTCTCCGCCAACGAAGCTGCGTTTAATCAGCGTCGACATTTATTGACTGCCAAAGCGGTTCAAAGCGGACGGAAAATCTTGGTCGCGAGCTCGCATGAACTCTGACTGCGGCAGCTCGTCCGGCTGCTCCTCGTTCGCCGCGGCATCGGCGGCTTGGGAGATCTCCATCCTATACATCTGGTAGGCCCTCTGGCCCAGCTTGAACGGGTCGCCCTGCGTCAGCCTCGGGGCGATGTAGTGAGCCAAGTGCAACGACAGCGCCATCTTGAAATCTTCAGGATAGCGAACTGCATCGTCGGTGGAGATGGTGTATTCCGCCTCGGCCTGAGCCATGTCGGTGTAGATGAGCAGGCCTTGAGCGTCTTGCCCGATTTTTTGGGAGACGCGGGACTGGCGGTTGTCGTTGCGGATGCCGCTGAAGATTCGGCGAAGGAACAGGCAATCGGAGGGGTAGCGATAGGAGAAAAGCCACTCGGTCGTGGGGCGCTCTTGAACTACGCCAAGCAACGCGAACTTCGTGGCAAAGGGCCACGGAAAGTCCGAGAGCGTCTTGTCTCTGGCGGTGTTATAGAAATCGCCGCAGGCGTTTGCTTCCGCGCTGCGGTCGGTTTCAAGGATGATCTTTTTGCTGATCGCAAGGTGCGACAGCGCAAGATTCATGATCTCGACTCTGGATGCCACATTAACCTCTAAGAAAACCCCTCAAATTTAGAGGGGGCTTTCTTTGCCGGAGGCCTCGGCAGGCGGGTCGACGATCGTGACGGCGGCTCCCGCGGTGAGCTCTTTAGCCTCGCGGTCAAGCCGGGCCTTCTCGTCCGCTGAGTTCTGCGCTTCCTGCCCGGTCTTGCCGCCCTTGGCGCGAACAGAGGCCTCGGTCACGCGCTCCATGAACTTCTCGGAGAACTGCTTCTCGGCAGGAACGAGGATCTTGCCCTTGGCATCCTTGATGTCCGTCAGCCAAAAAACCGCCCCGGGCTGCTTCAGCTCGCTCTCGAAAAAGCAAAGAGATGTCGCCCTTACTTTGACAGCTGCCATCTTGTGTTCTCCTGAGTGGGTTTGTGAGCACTCCACTGGCCCCCGAGAGGGCCAGCAGAGCGATCACAAAAACTAGCTGATCACATAGTTCTTGGCGTAGGCTCTCCACGCCTGAACATCCTTCGTCAAGAAGGCCGAGACAGTGCCGCCCAAGAGCGCAGCCACGGTGGTCACATAGCGGACACCGAGGAAGCGTTCGTAGTTGACATTGTTCGGGATCCTGAACTGGGCGAGGATGGTCCCGGCAGGGATGGAGACTGCCGAGATGTCCGCGCCAGCTTGGATCAGCGTGGGCGAGGCGAGGATGCTGGGGGTGGCGCTGGTGGCGTTATCGTCCGTCACCAGTTCGGCCCTCAGCAGAGCGCCAGCGGCCCCGGTGATCGCGGTGGGGTTGACCACCGTGAGCCACAGGCCTTCGCCAGCGCCGAGATCCTTCAGCGTGTTGGGGTTGAAGCCCAGCGCGATGAAGGTGTCCACGGAGTCGCTGGCAGGATTGGAGGCAACGGGCAGGGGAAGAACCTGCCCGAGCGAGAAAGAGTTCTGTGCATCGAGAATCATGGTATTCCTTTCGTTGTGGGCCTATGGCCCGATGTTTTCTGTCATCCAAAATGGATGACTTAGACCACGCGAGCTTCGGCCTCGATCAGCTGATCGACGATGCGGATCGGGATGCCGCGGAACGTGGTGATCCACTGCCCATCCACGACCTCGTATTTCAGCTGACCGCCCAGCTGCACTGCATCACGCGCCTGAATGTCCAGCATCTCGCGGACAGTCCGGTTCATGTAGAAGCAGGGCTTGGTCATCTTGAGGCCGTTGGTGGGAACGCGGTGCAGGGCCTTGATCATCAGGTCGAACAGGTTCGGCCCGGTCTTGGCGACGAGCAGCGAGATGTCGATGTTGCAGATGCGGACGTTGAAGCGCCAGTCCTTCACTGCAATGCCGCACTTCCACTGCCAGCGTTCGCGGTAGGCCAGCATGCGCTCGCCACCGATGCCAGCGACATTCTCGACCACTTGCAGGCCGAGATCATCATGCTGGAGACCAGCCTTCGAGCCCTTCGGGAAGATCCCGTAGGTCTGTTGGTCGCCCCAGCAGATCAGCCAGATCGAGGACAGATCCGTCTCACCCAACAGCGCGCCAGCGTCGATGACATGCGAGCCGTTCGTCGCGCCAGCGATGGCGTTGTAACGGGGGGTGAGGCCCGTATACTGCTCGGGGTTCAGGCCGCTGTTGCCGTAGAACAAGGTCTGGACCTGCTTCTCGTTCATCGACTCGATGAACGCCCGGGCTTCCGACAGGCGGAAGGCACCAGCGTTGCCGTTCAGCTCGACCAGATCTTTGTCGATCTCAGACCACGCTTCCAGCATGCCGCAGGCCTCGTCGATCTGAACGGTCGTGCTCTTGCTGGGAGCAACGCCCTTGTTCAGCAGACGGAAGGCAGTGGCAGGCAGGCCAGCGCGCTGGGTCACGCGATGTCCGGTGGGCAGATTGCCTTCCTGCCACGCCATGTCCTGAAGCACTTCGTTGGTCTGGTTCAACAGCTCGATGACTGTCGCAGTCTTGCCATCCGGATCGAGGCGCTTGACCCAATCCGCGAGGGAGACCACATTTGCGTTGAGAATTGCCATGATATCTCCTTAGTCAGTTTTTCCGTAGAGCACTTCGGCTGCGGACTTCTTCACTGGCCCCGGAGGTGGGGCGATGATCAGCTTGTCCTCGCCGTATGCTTTTCCGATGCTTACGAACACCGCAACGAGTTCGGGATGATTCCCTAGCCCTGTGGTGTTCAAAATTTCCTTGAACTTCGGTGTGCCGAACTTGTCGACAACACGACTGGCGAGGGCGATGCTCTCGTCGAACTTCGCTCCGCCGATCTCCGGGTGAGCCTTGATCTCTCCCACCCAGCCGGACTTCTGATCTGCAAATGCCTTGTCTTGCGCCGCCTTGAACGATCCCACTGCTTCGCTCTCACGGTCGACGATCTTTTGCGCTTGTTCAGGACTCAGTTTGTTTTCCTTCGAGAAGGAAACAATCTGGTCGACTCGCGCTTGATCGATGAGCGTATTCTCGGGCAGCTTTAAATCGAATTTGACTTCGACGGGAGCTGCCGGAGGAGCTGGCGCTGGGGCGGGGGCTGGCGGATCCTGACCCAGAACGGTCGGCGCGACTACCGGAGCAGGCGCGGGGGCCGGAGCTGGTGCAGGGGCCGGAGCTGGAGGCGCGGCTGGGGCAGGCGGCGCTGGGGCTACGGGATCAGGCATCTGTTTCTCCTTTCGACTCTTTGAGCATGGATAAAAATAAATCGTGTCCGCTTGGCGTTTCCATGATGTCGTCGATCATCTTGATCGCCACGTTGCGCTGACCTTCCAGCAAAAACGTCTCGCTATTATTACCTGTAAAAGACGTTTTGCGCCAGCCACAAAAATCTAAATATCGCATGATGAACCTGCGCCCCCGGGGGTCCGAGAGCATGTAGTTCATGTCAGCCAGCTCGAGCTCGCGATCCCGCTTGCTCTTGTTCTTGCTC